GAATGAATGTCCGAAAACACCAGCCCTAACGGGAGTGAAGCGACAGAAACCGAACTGACACTCGATCAGGCCATGGCCGCTTATGACGACGAACCGGAAACGGAGAACGTTGAAACAGGTGAACCGGAGCCGGTTGAACAGGACGGCGCGGAAGACAGTGATCCTGTTGAAAGCGAACAAGAGGCCGAGCCGGTTGACGATGCCCCGCTCGATACCTACGACAAGCTCGTCAAGATGCCCGATGGTGAGACGGTTCCTATTCAGGAGCTGATTGACGGCCATTTTCGGCAAGAGGATTACACACGCAAAACACAGGAAGACGCAGCTTTGCGCCGTGGTTTGCAGGAACTGGGCCAGAATTTCAACGGCGCATTGGAGCGGGTGATTAATTACCTTGCTTCGAAGCTGCCGCCCGAACCTGATCCACAGTTGGCTTTTTCCAATCCGCAGGCGCATTACCAGCAAACGGTTTTGCACAATGCGGCGCTCGCTGAAATGACGCAATTGCTCCAAGCCGGTGAAGGCGCAAAGCAAGCCATTTCGGAAGTTGCGCAAGCTGATTTCGTCGCTGTAAAGACGGCGGAAGATGCAAAGATTGTGAAAGAAATGCCACACCTGAAAGACCCGAAACGCTTTGAGGCATTCAACCGCGATGTGGTTGCCGGTGCCAAGGCGCTAAAGTTTACAGAGGGTGAAATCAACACGACTGCTGACGCGCGGATCAGGTTGATGGCATACCATGCCAATTACGGGATTAACGCGCGGGCAGCGGCGGCAAAGGCGAAATCGAAGGTTCAGAACGCAACACCTTCGCCGCTTCCCGCAACGCAGCGCCAGCACCCTAACTCTGTTAAGGCTTTGGCAAATGTGAACGCGATGAAGCAACTACGTTCATCCGGTTCGCTCAGAGACGCCATGAAAATGGATTTTGAGTGACCTGAATAAGGTTCACAGTCATGGCTATCATTGCCAACACTTTCCAAAGCACTTCGCCTAAAGGCAACCGCGAATCCCTTTCTGACATTGTTTCGCTCATCACGCCGCGCGATACGCCGATTTATTCGGATATCGGCAAAGGCACGATGGACGCGACGTTTGACGAATGGGAAATCGACAACCTCAATGCACCTGTTGCCAATGCGCAGCTTGAAGGCGATACTTTCACCTTCGCGGCAATCACTCCCGTTGTCCGCGTCGGCGATTATGCCCAAATTCTGCGCAAGGATTGGTCAATCACCAATACGCAGGAAGCGGTGCGCAATGCCGGTAATGCGGAAAAGCGCAAGCAGATCAAGCTCAAGCGCGGCATTGAAATCCGCAAGGATGTTGAACTTGCCATCGTGTCGAATACCGCATCGGTTGGCGGCGCAACACGCCTGTTTGGCGGCCTTCCTTCTTGGCTGACCACAAACGTATCCCGTGGTGCGACCGGCGCGAACGGCGGTTACAATACCGGCACAAAGCTGACTGTTGCCGAAACAACCGGCACATTCCGGGCGTTCACTCAGGCGCTCATGGATACCACGATGCAGGCGGTTTATCAGTCCGGCGGCAACGTGACCAAAGCCTATGTCTCGCCTTACAACAAGTCGGTTTTTGTCACCTTTATGGCAAACCCGAACGTTGCGACTTATCGTTACATGGCGGAAAACGGCGACAACAACATGATCGTGTCGAATGCTGACATTTACGCCGGACCTTTCGGCGAAGTGGAAATCGTTCCTAACCGCGTCATGGCTGCGTCCGCCGCTGTTGCGCGCCGCGTGTTCCTTGTCGATCCTGACATGCTCATGTTCGAATGGCTGCGGCCTATTCAGAACGTTCCCGGCCTTGCCGTGACTTCTGACTCCGAACAGGGCGTTATCATTGGCGAAGGAACGCTCAAGGTAGCGAACGAAGCTGGACTTGGCGTGATTGCTGACGTGTTCGGCCTGACAGCCGCGACATAATGGCGAGTTACGAAAATCAGGGCAGCGGGTTTGACCCGTTTGCTTCTGGCTATGAACTTCAAGGGCGGGGGATCGTCTCCCGCCCTGCTACCCCGAAAGGAACTGTTTTGTCCGAAAAGCTTATCAACGGCGAAAAAACCATCCCCGTGCTTCTGCGAAACGATGTCTGGATTGAAACAGGCAAGGATGCCAAAGGCGAGCCTATCATCGAGCGGCTAACGACGAATACGCCAGTCCTTGATGAGAACGGCAATCCAAAAGTTGACCCAAAATCTAAAGCGCCGATTACCGTGCTTGAGGTCCGTGACGTTCCTATTTCCATTGCCAAAAAACTGATTGCGGAAGGCAAAGCCGAGCGCCGCGACCCGATGCCGGAGTGAGACATGGACGTTGTTTACGGCGAGCCGGACATGACGGGGTTTGTGTTGCTTGGCACTGATCCTGACACGGGCATACGGACTTATTTCAAGACAAACCCGGACGGTACAACTACTATCTGTCACCAGCAAGACGTTGAGCGGGTATTTGAATCCAACAAGCTGCTTTACAATGAGAGCGGCGGGCGGAAAATGGGCGAATGGGAACTGATGGCCCGCGTGCCGAATACTTTGATTGACGGGCTTGGAATTTCGGAAGCAATTGAACAGAAAGACCGCAAATTCCTTGGCAAGGTTTTGAATGACAGCGACAACCGGAAATTCAGAACGCACAAGGCGAGAATATGACCGTCCTAACCGCCGCACAAAACGCCGCCGCCGTTATAGGCATTCCGAAGCCGTCCAAAATATTCGGCTCCGATGAGCGCGAGCATTTTGAGCTGGCGGCGCTTATCATTGAGATGACGGAGCGCATCAAGAAAGAACACGACTGGAATAAACTCAAGTCGATTTACAGCATCGCGGGTGACGGGATTGCTGCGACATACGCGCTCCCGTCAGACTATCAGCGGATGCTCAAAGAAGGGCAGATTTGGTCAAGTCTGCGCAAGGGTATTCCGCTCACACATATTCAGGACAGCGACACTTGGCTATCTGACATTCTGTCGCTGCACATTCCGGAAAACCCGCAATGGACCGTTTACGGGGAAGTCATGCATTTCAACCCGGCCCCTGTTTCGGGTGAAGTCGTTTCGTTTTTTTACATCAAGAAGCTGCCGGATATCACGTCCGATGACACGGTTTTCCCGATCAGTGAACGCCTTTTGACGCTTGGCATGATTTGGCAGTGGAAAGCCAACAAGGGGCTTCCTTACGCCGAAGACATGCAGACATACGAACTTGAACTTGCAAAAGTCATGCGGGAAGATATGGGCGCGGATGTGTTCGCGGTCGGGGTGGACCGTTATCGCCCGAATAACCAATTTGTGACTTTGAAGGAATTGACGCCGTGAGGGTGGCCGTAAAGCGAAAGGCAGTCCCGGCAGTGATGCGCGCGCAGGCGATGCCGCATACTTTTCTTGCCCCTTCTAAAGGTTGGGTTACGAATGAAAATCTGACTTCCTCCACACCTGGCGGAGCTGTGGTTTTGGAGAACTTTTTCCCTACGTTGAAATCCGTTCGGCTTCGCGGAGGTGCATTAAAACATGCGACGGTTTCCGCCAAATCGGTCGAGAGTTTCATTACATACCGCAGCGGATCGACCGAAAAAATGTTTGTTGCATCGGATGGAAAGCTGTTTGATGTCACGCTTCCTTTGTTCCCCAATGTTATTCCTGCGCCCGTATTGGGCGGGCAGACTTCAAACTACTACGCGCACGTCCAATACGCGACGGTCGGCGGGGAGTTTACGGTTGCGGTTAACGGAACGGACCTGCATCTGATTTACAATGGTGCAACATGGGTAGCCAATACCCCTGCGATAACCAGCATTGACCCTTCATTTACATCTTCCGCCGATTGGTCGCATGTCTGGAGTTACAAAAACCGGCTTTTCTTTGTCCAGAAAGGCTCGCGCAACGCATGGTATCTTCCTGTCGACAGTTTGGGGGGCGCTGCGAAAATCGTATCCCTTGATGCTGTTTTTATTCATGGCGGTTCACTTCTTTTCGGCGGCACATGGTCTGTTGATGCGGGCGACGGGCTTGATGACAAATGCGTTTTTGTGTCCACAAACGGCGAGGCGGTGATCTATCAAGGAACGGACCCTTCCGATGCCGCAAAATGGGGACTTGTAGGGCGCTATGACATTTCCCGGCCGTTAGGCATGAACGCCACAATGAAGGCGGGCGGTGATTTTCTCATAGCTTGCGCGGATGGTCTGATCCCTATCTCCGCTTCGTTGCAGAAAGACCCTGCGGCACTGTCACTAGCCGCGATTTCAAATCCTATCGAACCGGATTGGAAACGCGACGTTCAAG